TTTAAGTACCGTACCAACAAAGCGTTCCAACCCTGCACTCATCTTACCCATCATCTTGGCAGCCTGTGCTGCCTGTGCTACTTTAACTTTCCATTCTGCTGCCTTCTGCTCAGTCTCTGCCTGTCCACCTTCAGCATCAAGGCACTGGTCAAGTGGGTCACTACCACCATTACCAACTGAGCCTATACCACTATTGGAACCATCGTTCTCTTCTTCAGTGGGTAGTATCTTGTAGATACCATCAGTAGTACCACCACCTTTATGCCAGATATCATGACTAAGGAGTCCTCCTTCGGGCATCTTGCCCATATTCTCGTCTACGAGCAATTGATTAATAACATAATCACCTGCTTGATTCCACTTGCGTATATTTCTTTCCTGTCTACGGAAAGGATGCTCCAACATAGGGTGCATACATTCATGAGCAACAAGAAACTTCAGTTCCTCATCACTCAGTTCTCCACAAAATTTAGGGTTAAACAATACCTTCTCGCCATTAGTTGCAGCAGTTGGTATCTCTTCTGTCAATATAAACGGCATGTTCAAGGCAATATTCCCTATAAAGGGGTGTTCAAGAACTAATGCTGTCTTTGCTTTGCTCAATCGTTTCTCTATATCCATAATAAATCTCCCTTTCTAGTAGTTGATTACACATATGTATAGCAGAATCTGCCAATGCTCATGTAGGTTGTTGGTGAAATGTTCGGCGTACCTGCTCAAGTATTCCCTTAAGTTCCTTAACTTGTTCTCTTGCTTCTGGGTCAAGTACCATCACTCACCTTCCTTCACAGGAATACCATGCTCATCAAGCATTTCCTGTGCTATGTGGTAGTTGCCATTCATTTTGAGTATAGATTCTCTTGCTTGTTCTTCGCTAAAGTAGTTGTGGAATGTTAGTCCTGTCTCAGAATCTACAATACAATACTTTAGTGTATGCTTTGGTTTAGCTTTCGTCATACTGTCCTCCTTTCTAGTTTAAATTAACGGTTGCTTGTACATACGACAGCAACCATGCCGCCCTCAACTCACACTACCATTTAACCAACGAACATGGGGCATGATAGTGTTAATGATGTACTCATTGTTTGGAGTGTTGCCCCATGAAAACTTCCATTTTCTTCATTATAGCCCTTGCTTGGTCGCCTGTATCTTTCCTAAGCACTGGGTTATTCCTCAATGCTTCAGGGTAATGATTAGACAACGAATGCTCAACATCTTGCCGTAAGGTTTCAAGATTAGGGTCATCAGCAAAGTTAAGCCGTGGTAATAAAGCACATAACTCCCTTATATTCTCAATCATCGTGTCTCTGAAGATAGATTTAGGGTCTGCTAGTTTATCACTCATATGTTTGACTCTATCATAAAGTCTTTGCCATATGTCTTCCATAGCAGCTGCAGATGCTTCAGACACACGCCTCTCAACATCTTCCTGTATGCTAGTCAGTTCTTTATCGTGGATGTCTACACGAAAGTCATTACTAGGTACGGGAAATACTGCTATATCCATATTAAACTTTAAGTGTATAATATCTTCAGCAGGGTAGTCGTTCTCGTTGTACAGACCGTTTGGCAATAGTCTTTTAGCGTCCTCTTTTAGACTACCATACTTATTTAGGAATGTATCAACAAGTAATTGCCACTCTGCTTTTTCCTTCCTAAACTCCGTCATGAAGTTCAAGTAGTTCGCACTGGGTAACATCTGAGTTCCCTCAATCCCCCAAGGTAATGTATTGGTGTAGTATTTTGAACGGATATGAGTTGTCTTTTTATGTACCCTGTCAAGGTAGTTGTTCATAGGAAGTAAACTCTTATTAAATCTACCTGCTCCCATCTGGGCACCGTGTTGTGACAAGATGTCCTTAGTAATCTTTCGGTCATACTTTCTAGCCGTCCATTGGCTAACATTAAGTTGCACTAATAGTGCTTTATCTGTCAGTTTCATTCTTCTATCTCCTTCAATTGTGTAGGTTCAGCGCATAATATCCATCCGTCACATAAGTGTGACCAGATTGGGTCTGGTATGCAACATAATGTGTCAAGTTCCCTTTGTTCTATTCTATATTCTAATTTCTCAACAAGCATAGAGCAACTTGCTAGTAACCACATAAGTACGATACCCATTATCACAAAGGATACTAGGTATCCCACCGTCATCATTAAATAGTAAAGTCTTCTGTTCACGTTACTTCTCCTCATTAACTAGAACGATTTCACCACCTTGCCTGTCCAGTAGTGCCTCCCATTCACAGTCACCCCTATAGACCATCTTCTCGGCTTCTTCAACTGAATCTGCCTCAACAGTAGTCTGTTCGGTGACATCAAGATACATCTCAAAAGTAAACTTACTCATAATATCTCCTTAAAATAGTATGTCTTGGTGTTTAACAGCCCACTCAGTAAATGCTTTAGTTGATGCTAAGTCGGGATTCTTTCTTGTTGCATATGACACACTTAACACACTAAACTCTGGTGGCATACGCTCTGCATAAGTACACACATTGTGGAAGTTCTTTACAGTTGCTCGTTCTGCTATCGCACCACTTAATGCATACAGTGTTGCAGGGTCAGTAGGTACATCAGCAGTAGTAGGCCTAAGGAGTATGGTGTCTGGATTAGGTAGTTTACGATATATCTTCACATACCCAACAAACTCTGCTGCTGCACCCTCACCTACAGCCCCTTTAAAGCATTCATACTCTGCATCTGGTGGTACTATACCAAGCACAGCACTGACACCTTCCACCCAACTCCTAGGAGTAGCATTCTGTTCACGTTGTGGGTCGAAGTCATGCAGTAAGTTAGGTCTAAATCGTATAAACGATATAACTTCGGGCTTTACTCCCTGTTCTATAGCCCAAACAGTCCAATCATCAAGATGTGTATCCAGATTAACGACTGTCTCCCTGTTACGTAGATGAGACAACACCCTGTTAGCACCTGCTCTATCCGACTGTCTGTTACCCGTCGAAATAATCTGCCAACCATCTGGCAACTTATGCCCATGTAAAGTTCTCGCTTGACATATGTTAGCCAGCACTTTCTGCAAGTCTGCACTTGCTTGGTTCCTGTCATCGAACATAAGTATCCCTTTAACGCCATCTGCATCTTCAGTGGGAAACCATTCAGGTAGTTTATACACCAACTTGTCATTGTCAAACTTGTCTGGGAACAGTATCCCGAAATCCTCAACTAGCATAGTCGGCATATGCAGTTCAATACACGGCACACCCAATGATAGAGCAACTTCATGTATTATGGTTGTCTTACCTCCTCCTGGAGGCCCTTCAATACACAGCGTTCTCTGCTGTGGGAATAACGCTTTGATAGTATCTTTCATCAATGTTGCTCTCATTTCACATCTCCTTTTACCGGTTTATATTTGTAGTGGTCAGTACCATATGACACAACCATACTCCCTGTGCGTTGTTGTTTAGCGACCATCTTGTCGTTGTAGAAGATGGGAACGCCGTTACGGTCGCACACCATGTGCCCCCCAATGCCATACCGCAGGCAGAACAGCTTTAAAAATGCTTGATTAGTCATGTAGTACCCCCTAAGTTAGTTGATGGTATGAGCATATCCCTTAACACATCGTTAGACATCGGCACAACATGCTCACTTGCTAAAGCCCATAAGACATACTTGTCTTTATACACCTCAATAGGACATACATCAACGATAAACTTGTGTAAGTAAGTCCTTACTAAGCTAGCTGTTACATTATCATCGTAAGCACTTCCCTTGATACAGGCAACAAATGCCATATAGTCGCTGAATTCGTTGGTAGTATCCACAGACGCCGCATCTAAAGCACCATGTGCTATGGCATCATCAATATCCCAAGCCATAACCACCTGTGTAAAGCCTTGTTGTGGTGCAGATTTACAATCCAAGAACATCACATTCTCGTTGCGCTTCATAAAATAGTTTAATTGTTTGTTATCTAGGTTCATAATAGTCCCCTATTGTAAGTGATAATAGATGTAGAAAAACCCCATTGAAGGGGCTTTTCTAGTTGGATTTTAAGAGATGCTATGATAGGACTTGCACTCTTAATTTAGCAGTCTTTTCGTCCTGCTTCGGAAGTAGTGCTAAGTAAGGCGAGTTTCCACGTCCACTTAACAGTACAGGTTGTAAATCTTTGCCTTGAGGCTCTGGTGAAAACGGATTTAGAATAGAGCCAGCAATAGCCTTGTTATGTTTCTTCATGTCAGCATATAAGTCACTAACATTCTCTTGATTGTACTTACCTTCACTATCTGCTCTGACAGTGATTTTGTTAACTGTATTTTTAATAATGGATACAGAACCATCATATATCTGTGCCATAATAGACCTCCAAGTGTTATTAAAAGAGCCATTAAAAGAACCTTTAAAAAGTCCCGAACGACTAAGCACAATGTAGCAAAATTTTCGAAATTTGTCAAGTTTCGTTGGACTTCAAAGGTAATGTGTGTAATTAAAGATATGATTATATCCCCCCTTTATAACGCGCGCGCGGTTAAATAGTTTAAAAAATCTATTTAATGTGTAAAGTTCCACCTAATAATCTAATGTAAAGTTATATTTATATGATGGTTGTGCCTCGCTGTGGCGCAGTCAGCGCAAGGGTTTTGGATAAATAATCTATAAAATCTACTTAAAAATTAATAAAGAGACGCTAAACATTTAATGTCAAAATAGATTAATTGCGATATAACAAAAATAGTTGGTGTTGTATTAACTTTACATAGATTATCTATATTATATAGATTATTTAAGATGGCTTTTTATTGGTATTTTTTGCTAAAAGGCTGTTGTATCAATGGTTTAACGCCGAATTTTAACAGTGTAAAGTGTAAAGTTAAGATATCGTGTACCCCCCATAAAATAGATTGTACAGTTAGATTATTTCGCTGTAAGTGTGTTGTGGTAAGGGTTTTAGATAGATTGTAAAGTCCGAACTTACTACATCATTATGTTACTGTATATCCAGACTATACAGAGGTATAACCCCCCGAGCGATGGGAATATTAATTAAGAAAAATTAAAAAGAAACCCTGATTTCTCAGGGCTCCTTGGTGATTTACTTGCAACCTTTCAATCTTTGGTAAGCAAGAAGTTTTTCCTTGCAAGTGAATACTTTTCGAATCCACTTTCTACCATTTGTTGACTTCTCAAGTAAAACATACTTACATTCACTGTTCATAATGAACTCCTGTAAGGTGAGTGACCTATTGCTAGGTCACTCGGGTTAAACTACTTGCTGATGCGTTCAAGTTTTATTACGCGTTTTGTCTTGCTTGCATCCGCGTCGGGCATGTAGTGAACTAATACTGGTTTACCAAATTTACTGTAGGTTAACCTGTTTAGGCACTCAGACTCTTTATAAGGTGTTTGTTTCTGTACCTTATTGTGTTCAGCCGCGTTAAAGAAAGAATACGTATTTGGCTTACAACCTGTACTCTTACTATGTTCCAACATATCAGACCATATCTTATTAGCGTCATTACTTGAGTAATCGCCCTTGTCTGCTCTAACTAATGCCAATTCACCTTTAGTGTTTTTAGCAATGTCAACCAGACCTTCAAAGTTATTTTTCATAAGAAAAACTCCCATAAAGCCATATACATCGTGTGGCATGTATACTATCAAGACTACACACTTGAATATTGTGTACCGATTCAATCTCGATAATTTAAATGTAGCATAACTATACAATTATGTCAAGTTTAGCATAGGAATAGGGATTGTAGGGTATATTATTTTTGAGTGGGTTTTAGGGTGTTCTGTAACCCCCCGAACCCATAAGATGATTATTTAATAGTTAAAACTAAAAAGAAACCCTGCTTTCGCAGGGCTCTTAGTTGTTATTTGAAAGGTCGTCCTAGGTTCATTAGTCCTATGACTAACACTGTTGCAATTACTGCAGTTGCCATAAACGCAAAGATAACTGCAAAGATATTCCAAATGATATCCATGATATCTCCTTTAATGTGAGCGACCCATTGCTGAGTCGCTCGGTTGCAAGGCTGACTTACTCTGGTGGTGGAGTCCTAAAGCCTTGGTGTTTCTTAGCCTTAGGTACTCTACGCATCCATTGAGAAAGATTTTCATTTTTCTCGAATGCCACCGCTATTTCAGTCTTAGCGCGTGCCTTGTACTCACGCTTGGTTTTGTGTGTCATAACACTCCAAGTGTGTAACCAAGCACCATTACTTGATTACTTTCAAATGTAGCATAACTATACTAATTTGTCAAGTTTGAGGTGATACAAGGGATAGAGAGGGGGGGCACATGGACTGGACTTTTCGACGCCCCCCCCTATATAAGTAAACCTCATACTGCAAGACCTCAAAATAGTAACGCTTTACAATATTGTCAAGTAACTTTCCTAAATAAAATATTTGACAGCCCCATCATTTTCGTTTATAGTCGGGGCACTTGTAGGGGTAAGAATAATGAAATACCATGATATATAACTTTGACATTGTTGAAATTATATTAGTAATTATCATAGGATTTATGACTGGGTTTGCGCTTGTATGGGTAATCCAAGAAAAAATAAATGGTAAAAAAATGAAAAGATTTAAAACTTGAGAAAGTGATTAACCCTAAGAAAAAAGAAAATGTTGGATAGATTACACAACAGCCTGATTGCAGGATTTATAGTGGCAGCCTTTTGGGTTGTACTTGTATTTCCAGTAATGGCTGACCCTATAGTAACCGAGTCAACAAGTACCTCAACTGTAACGACTTCTGCTGACACCAATACTCGCATACGTACTAACCCACCCAGTGCCATAAGTCCATCTATGAATTCCAGTAATTCAGACTTATGTGCAATGGGTATAAGCGGTGCAATACAAACACAAATATTAGGTATTTCCACAGGGCGTATGTATAGAGACTTAAACTGTGAACGCCTTAAGATAGCTTCAAAACTTTATGATATGGGTATGAAAGTTGCTGCAGTAAGTGTGATGTGTCAAGACTGGCGTACTTTCGATGCCATGCAAAAAGCCGGCACCCCCTGCCCTATTGGGGGCTTAATTGGCAACGCAGCAGCTGAAATGTGGAGACAAAACCCAAAACAACAACCGGTAAAAGAGATAGTGAAGCTAGACAAAGGAGATTGGTTTGAGAAACTGGCTAACGGTATTATTGCTGTCATTCTTATTGCTTTCTTGGCCACAGGCTAGTTCAGCAGACCCTGTTAAAGAGGAAGTTACTATAGTCGATGACGGCTGGGTTGAGGTACCTCTAGATTTTGCATTTCCTTTCTACGGTAACACGTACGTTACCTCATTTATGTTTTCTAACGGCGTCATTGGGTTCCTCGACCCCCTCAATATCCCCGGTACTGGTATTGTCTATGACGGGCTTTGTTGCAACTCTTTTGATTTTACTGCAAGCAACAACAACTATGGTAACTATGGTGGTGTAAGGTTTGACTATGTCATAATGCCTTGGCACACTGACCTTATAGATATAGGTACAGGGAAATTTTTCATACAGGGCGACGATACTTTTCAGTCCTACTTCTGGGAGAACATCAGTGAGTACTACGACCAGACTAATTTAAATACATTCGATACTACCATCTATCCGCTGGGGAACATTCGCTTCTCGTACCAAGCCGTTGATGTTCAAAATCATAGTGTGACGATTGCTATAATTGGTGACTTAAGTGCTGGTGAATATACGCAATGGTTTTATAATAATCCAAGTACGGATGGGGGTGTTTACTGGACTTCGGGTACTCAGTTGCTAGTGGAAATTGAGGCAGGGCAGTCAATATGTGAAGTTGACTCCACTGCGAGTTATGTGTGTACTTACTATGCTGTTGGTTATGCCGAAGAAATTTATGGTAGAGCTTGTGCAGCTAGTGCACTATATGATTCAGGTTGTCCTGGTTATGCCGCGGCCTATTTAGCTCAGCAATGTAGTTTAAATACAACTTATAACCCCAGTTGCCCTGGTTATGAAACGGCATATATAGATAATCAGTGCATATTGGACCCGCTTTACTCGCCAAGTTGTGCTGGATACAGCGCCGCAACGGCCGAGGAAGAGGCTGAAACTAGTTACGAGGGTGACGATTGGGTGGGATATGCTACATATGAGCCTGAAATGACGTTTGATGACTCCGAAATATTCGATTCTAACAACTTTTCTATACCCACTAATACCTATGATACGGCAGTTGAACCTGAATTTGAGGCGTTTGATACCACATTTGAGGGGGTATTTGCTGAATTAGAGATAGAAATTACACTAACAGAGGAGGGGTTTAATGAACCTATCGAGGAAACGGAATTTGAGGAATTTGCGGAGCAGGAATCTGACGAATCTACAGAGAATGAGGAGACGTCTACAAATGATGTTGAAGAAGAAATCTCTGAAGAGGAGGTACTAGACGATGAACAGGATGAGCAGCAAGAGGAAGAAGCAGAAGAAGAGGATGAGGGGTCTACAGATGAGGAGGATAATGAATCACTGGAAGAAGCGTCTGAAAAGGAATCTGAAGAGGAGGATGAATCTGCAGAAATAATGATGGTAGAATCTAAGGGAGAGTCTGAAGCAGAAATTAAAGAACCTACCGCTGAGCAAAAGAGAAAAGCTAAAGAGAAGAAGATGAAAGAAATAATAACTGCGAAGCTAAAATCCCTAGCGAAAGAGGTGGGCGAAGCTGCTTCTTTAGCCGAACAGGTAGAGCTTCAGAGCTTTATTATTGCGTTATTGAACTTTAATCTTGGGTTTAACAGTTATAATTCAGCTATGATTGATGGGATTTTCTATGTAGATAGGGACATTTACTTAAACATGAAAGTTCCAGAAAACCAACGCGGGTTAAGAAATGGACTAGCTAATGAGATATTACACAATAAGTTAGTCGATATACAGTACGGGGAGAACTATGGCAGAAGTAGAATATAAAGGAATTAAGATTGGTGGTTCAAAGCTTCTCCTTATAATTCCGTTAGTTGGAACGATTATTGGTGGGCTTTGGGGTGGCTTTGAGGTATATCAAAGATACCTTGATATGGAAAAACGTATATCAAAGTTCGTATCTCCTGATATGTCAGGATTCGATAAACGTCTTGCGATTATCTTAGAAAAGTTTGAAATCATAGATGTGCATATGGAATTTGTCAGTAAAGAGATTGGCTTATTCAAAGAAGAAATAAAGATGGTTAAGGAAATAGGAGACGAACATTATCTAACAATTAAGGACTTAAAGGCTTCAATGCGTGATGATATCAATAGACAAGAAAAAATTATTGACGATGTTGAGGATGAAATTGCAGAATTAGAAGACGATGTTAGAAATATGATTGATATTGCTGAAGGTAGGTTTGAGAACAAACGTGACCAATTGCAGAATGATTACGAGCAAAAAGCTGATACTATCAGAACAGATGTAGAAAGAAAGCTCGCAGAACTTGAAACTAGATTAAATAAAAAGTTACAAAGAGCTTTAGATAATCCTTTAGCAAACTAGGAGAAATATGGATAGACTACCCTTACGACATACAAAATGGTCTGATAGACTAGCTTTTGATATAGCCTTACTCCTCGAGAAAAGTGGGGAGACTTTAGATGAAGTTATTGAACGCCATACCATTACACCAAATGATATGCTGGCATTTAATGACGACCCTATCTTTAGAAAGAAGGTTGAAATATATCGTGATGAGATAAGAGAAAAAGGTATGACCTTTCGCCTTAAGGCGCGGGCACAGGCGGAGGAACTTTTAATTACATCATGGCAATTAATCCATTCACCGGAAGTATCTCCGGCGGTTAAAGCAGACTTGATTAAATCCACTGTAAAGTGGGGAAATCTTGAACCTAAGAAAGAAGGAGCGGATGCAGAAGCAGAGGGTAGGTTTACGATTACAATTAATCTTGGTGAATCTGCACACCAAATGACACAGGTGATAGAACATGAACCAGACAACAGAACTGATGCCGAGTTTATCGACGCTTCTTAGCGCATTTAATTCTTCATTTGAAGATTTGCCAGCTATTAAGTTTGCTACTACTCGCCTTTACCATGAGTTTGCAAATAACTTAATTGATGCTGATATTAGTTTCCGTGTTAGGATTTTAAGGAAAACTAGGGGTAAACCAAGCCAGATAATTGTTATGTTATTACAAGAAGTTGATATGACACGACCAAATAATTTACCACTTGAACTACATCAGCATGAAATAGATGATGTTGATTGTGTTGATATAATTGGGGCGTGTCCTAATTGCGGAGTACTTTTAGCTAATAGTGAAGTATGTTCTTATTGCGGAGAGAGTACGATACATATGTATGCAGAGGAGTATAGAAATGGCGCAGTCCAACACTGATGTAGATTACACACCACATAAGACTACGCGGGAGTTTATGCTAAGTGACGCACCGATGAGGACATTAATGGGGCCAGTTGGCAGTGGCAAATCAGTCGCGTGTTCGTTTGAAATTGTCAGAAGGGCAACAATGCAGAAGCCTAATAAGGATGGAATTAGAAAAACAAGAGCAGCTGTGGTGCGTGAGACAGCACGTCAGTTAGCGGATACAACGATTAAAACATTCTTGGATTGGTTTCCGCCAGGGCGATGTGGGCGATATATGCGCACAACTAAAACATATTACATGAAATTGGGGAATGTAGAGTGCGAAGTAATGTTCCGAGCATTGGACGATGCAGACGATGTAGCAAACCTTAACTCACTAGAACTTACTTTTGCATGGTTCAATGAGTGCCGGGATATCCATCCTAGCATTATTGATGCGATGTCCAAGCGTGTAGGACGTTTTCCGGGGCGTAAGGATGGAGGGCCAACGTGGTATGGGATGTGGGGGGACACGAACCCCCCAACAATGGACACCTGGTGGTATTATCAGATGGAGCATCTCAGCCCAGTAGATGGCGTAAGCGAGAATGACAACGGGTGGGATGTGTTCAAACAGCCGTCTGGTCGAGCCCCCGATGGAGAAAATATTGAGAACTTACCCGATGGGTATTATGATACGAAGGGTAGAAGCGAAGAATATATAAGAGTTTATATTGACGGGGAATATGGGCTAAGTTCAGCAGGTATGCCTATATATAAATATTTTAGACCTGACTACCATATGGCGCATGAAGCACTCAATCCTATTGTTAATGGTGTAAGACCTATTGTAGTAGGAATGGATTTAGGACTAACTCCTGCTGCAGTTATCGGACAGCAAGACCCAAGAGGCAGAGCAATCATACTTGACGAAGCTGTTAGTTTTGATATGGGTGTACAGAGATTTACAAGAACAGTATTGAAGCCATTACTGTACGAAAGATTTCCAGGCAGTCCTATAACAATAATTGTAGACCCATCTGGTATACAGCGTGCGCAAACTGATGAGCGTTCAGCAGTAGATATTATTAAAGCTGAAGGATTTAATGTTAGACCTGCAAGAACTAATAGTATATCGGCGAGAATCAATGCCGTGGATGAATACTTGATGCGGCATGTAGATGGAGATACAGCATTTCTAGTTGACCCTAGGTGTACTAAGCTTAAGTCAGCAATGATGGGGGGCTACCGTTATCATAAGACGAATGGTTCAATTGATAAGAATAAGCATTCTCATGTTGCAGAAGCATTGCAATACCTGATGCTTCATATAGGTAACATTGCTTATGAGATTGACTTAAATAAGAAAAGGGATATAAAACAAGTTGCAGCAATAGGGTGGACATGATATGATGCAAGTGGGTGTGGATTTACTCTCCTTTTCCACGTAAGCGCACCTGGTCCCCCCTATGAGTCACCTCTTGGGGGGGCTTTTTAAGGAGAAATTGATTGCATATGTAAACTAATTTGTGTAATATACGCGTAACATGCCAGAGAAAAAACATAAAGCTTTAGAACGAAGCGCAAAAAAGAAAGGTTTAACAGGTAAGCGTAAAGCTGCCTATGTGTACGGAACTTTAAATAAAAATAAGGGTAAATAATGCCTTTAAGAATTTTAGACAATGCTACTATGGTTCAACAGGAACGTAAGGAAGAAGAACGTACGCTTGAAGAAAGACAGAATGAACCTCTATTTTTAGGAATAACTGCCTACCTAAAAGAGTGTTGGGACGCTGCTAAGCAAGCTAAGAAGCCTATTGAGCGTATTATGCTCAAAGCAATGCGGCAGCGCAATAGCGAGTATGAACCTGATAAATTATCTGCTATTCATACACAGGGTGGCTCGACAATCTTCATGGGAATTACTGAAGTCAAGTGTCGCGCGGCTGAAAGCTGGTTACGGGATATCTTACTTGACACTGGTACTCCACCTTGGGATTTAGGTCCAACCCCGTTACCTGATTTATCTCCAACGCAGGCTGAAGAAGTTGAGCAAGCGTTTGCAGCTAGTGTGTTGAGCATTGTTGAGACTGCGGGTCAGGCTCCAACTGAAGCTGAGATGTTAGAAATAAAAGAAATGGTAACACAGGATTATCGTTTCAAGATATTACAGGATGCACAAAATCGTGCTGATAGAATGAAAGTACGAATCAGTGACCAGTTTGCTCATGGGGGATGGGCTGAAGCATTTGATGATTTTATCACTGACCTTTCAACATTTCCATGTGCGTTCATCAAGGGACCAGTAGTGCGACGTCAACGCCGTTTAGAATGGATAACTGGAGAGAATGGTGAGACAATTGCGAAAGCAGGTGAGGAGCTAGCTCCTGAGTATGAAAGGGTTGACCCGTTCAAAATTTATCCTGAACCAGGAATTACAAAAATTGATGATGGTTACATATTTGAGCATCATCCATTAACACGTATGGAGTTGTCTGAACTGATTGGGGTTCCTAATTATGACGAAGAAGCTATACGTAAGATTCTGCAGGATGAAAGTGTAACAAGCTGGGTTAACGAGGAAATCCAGTTTGAAAAGGAAGAGGCTGAACGTAAAACACAAAGTCATAAACGGCCTACAGAAATTTTTGATGCATTAGAGTTTCATGGCAAGATAAGTGGCAAAATGCTACGCGAATGGGGGTTAGAGGAAGAAGAAATACCAGATGAGGCTCGTGAGTATGAAGCGTGCGTATGGATTATAGGTAATTATATAGTTAAAGCAGTATTAAATTATGACCCGTTAGGAGAAAAGCCGTTTGCTAAAACATCCCTTATTAAAAGTCCAGGCGCGTTTTGGGGTAAAGGCATACCTGAAGTTATTGAAGATGTACAGAATATATGTAACGCGGCTGCACGAGCTTTAGTTAATAATATGGGTATCTCATCAGGACCTCAAGTAGAGGTTAACTTAGAGCGTATACCACCAAATGAAGATATTACTCAGATGCACCCTTGGAAAATCTGGCAAGTAACTAATGACCCATTAGGAGCTAGTGCTCCAGCTATAAGGTTTACACAGCCAGAAGATAATGCAACTACATTGATGCAAGTATATGAGAAGTTCAGTGCATTAGCTGATGACCACTCTGGTATTCCATCTTATATTTCAGGTGACCTTAATGTACATGGGGCAGGACGCACAGCGTCAGGGCTATCTATGCTTATGGGTTCAGCCGGTAAAGGAATTAGACAAGTAGTTATGCATATTGACAGTGATGTAATTAAAAAGATTGTCCATAGACAGTTTGTTTATAATATGTGTTATGACCCAGATGAAAGTATTAAAGGCGATGTTGAAATTATCGCCCGCGGCGCTATTAACTTGGCAGTTAAAGAGACTGTTAATGTACGCCGAATTGAATTTCTTCAAGCAACCGCCAACGAATACGACATGGAAATTGTTGGTAAAGAAGGCCG